GTTCCTTGTCCATCATTGTAACCATTTTTGATATGGCGTCTTCTAGCAGCGGGGTCTCTAGCCCCCATGCGAAGGAGGGTTCCCCCATCGAATGAAGCCCTTAGAGATACACACTCACCAGCTATTTTGGAGCCTGCATCTAAACTCCCTGCATCTCCAGTAGTTTTTAGTTTGGGGGTCTTCCAATATTGGAAAGTTCTGTCATTTATGGCATCCTTTTGGCCTCTGATCTGTGTTTTAACGGTTCTCGTGGCTGTGGGGAGAGTGGTGTCATCTGAACCTAAGCGAAGAACCGCACCTCCCATTGTGGTTAAATCAAGAGACTCCTCTTCATCCCTATTCTTTCCTATTGCAAGGCGCATACTTCCAGTTAGATGACCATCAATAGACCTACCAGCGCCGTAAGGGTGTTCATAGGTTCCGTTGTCCCAAGTGATATTTTCTTTTGGAACTGTAGATCCAATTTCAAATTGTAAATGGCCTTCTTTGGATACTTCAAAGCGAGTGGTATTATATTCATAAGGGAAACGAACAGACCAAGCAGAGGCAGCTAATCTGGCTTCACTTTGATCTGTCATTTTAGTTATGGGGAGATAGCCAGATTCTGTATTAGATCCAAATCTACCGGCCTTTGAGTAGGCGAAGATTTTAGGTTTAAGAACTTTCCCATAAGTAGTGGTATCAAAAGAGTTTGAACCTACTAAAGTGCCCTTAGAGGACTCAATTATCCATCCCTTTCTTCTGGGAGTTGGGCCTTCTTTTGTTGAGGGGCCTTTTACATTTGCATTGAGGCCCATGGAATCTGGATGATCGGAGTCCTGAGAAGTAATAAAGCTCTGGTCATCAAAGCTAATACCTTTAGTGGATTGGATGGCTGTTCTGTCAGCCCAGGAACTATTAGATAACCCGAGAAGGGTATCCATAGTGGTGGATTCCAATACTTCAAGAGGGAGAGGGAAGTCTAAAGCAAACTCCTGAATTTTTTCTGTATGTTCTACAATAGGTGCTAAATCTGTTGCACCACTAAAATAGCGATCTCTCTTAGCCCTATTAGTAGATGATAAATACAGAATCCACTCTTGAGTGCCATCGGGTAGGGTAAGGGGTAGAATGTCATCTGTAGAGGCATTAGGGCGGTTTACAGCACCCTGGAAGGCTAGCCCTGCATCTGTATAGGCTAGTTTTCTGCCAGTAGAAGATAATAGGGCTCTTCTAAAAGCATCTAGCTTTTCTCTTGAAAAATCTGAAGAAGTTTTATCCCACCCTTCATCCTCTTTCTCTGTAAAACCCGCTGTAAGGACTGAGGTTTTTTGGCCAGGGTACATCTTTCTAAAGATACCACGTTTACGATTTGTATACCCCGGTAGGGTGTCATTTGTTGTAATAAGTCTAGTTGCAATTGCATCAATACCTTTAGCGGTGTCCGATATTACCCAAGCAACAATAACCACTTCAGAATAAGAGCCTCTACTCTCTAGAAATGCCGCCAATCCCATGGCTCCACTGTCTGGCATAACTCCATCTGTTATTGTGGTAGAAGAAGAAAGTAATGGAAATATTTTTACTTCATATCTTAAATTAGTTCTTCTATCCTCTACAGTTAAGATTTTTAGCTCGTAGTCTACTCTTTTAACTTCTACTACAAATAAGTTATATTGCTCGTCTGAACGAGTCCTATCTGATATTGTGTATTTTTCTGGTGGTTGGTTATAAACATCCATTTATTAGCCTGGGGAAGAAGAAAGTGCATTATTAGATCCACCAAAAATATTTGAAACGGAGGTGGTAGAGGAAGCAAAAGCAGGATTAACAGCATATTGAACTTTGGAGAAGGCAGTGCCGGGTGACATATAGCCACCTAAATCAGTATTTTGAGCTTGAGTTGAAATGTTATTTCCAGAGTTATTAGCCCCACCAGACATGTAGTTAGAGAGGCCATCTGAAACTCCACTTAAAAACACTTGAGCTTTCTGTAAGGCATCAGGATTATTACTTCCTCCAGATATTGTTGCAGTGGAAGAGGGCATGTAACTCCCCACAACAGCATTATTTTGGATTTGTGTACCAGTCATTATACTATTACTATAATCCATCTCGAAAGAAATAACATTAGATTGGTCAAATGCTACTAATTCTTGGTTCATGACATCATTAAGAGCAGACGAAGATCCCCCATTTATAGGTATTGCGAGTCCTGCATATACAAAAGCACTAGCATTTTGGACTACTTTAACAGGAGCTTGAGTTCTTAAATCTAAGTTGTTGCTTGTATTTGTTGTAAAATCAAAAATAGCTTCTGCTAAAGGTGTGTATCTTCCCCAGGCAAAGGGAGAGATAACTTCATATCCTTTTTCATCCGTGTAAGGCTGGTAGGTTCTAATTATATCCAACAAATTTTTATCCTGAGGCACTAGTGTCTTAAGCTGTGTAACAGGATTCATTTTCCCATCAAAAATACCGGGGTCATTCTGAATACGCCAATTAGAGGTGGGGCTATCCGGCATTGTTTCAAATATTGTCTTACTTCTTGTCTTAATATAAGTGTTAATAATATTATCACTTGCAGTTGGAGGAATAGGGCTGGGTAGGGTATCTGAAGTACCTGGGCCTATCGGTTGTGTGTTGGAAACAGTAGATTGAGGAGAAGGTGGAGTAGTGGAGGCGAGTGTGGTAGTAGAAGATGAAGGAGCCCCATAAACAAAAGCGTGTACAAGATTGGGTTGAGAGGTGTAAACTATTGAGTCTACATTATTTATTTTTTGAGGGACTCCTTTCTGTGGCCTTTTTCTTATATAGTTACAAGTTAAGGACATATCCGCCCTACCACCAACATTATAGGAAAGCGATATGGCAGTTATGTAAGCATACATATCCAAGTGGGGTATAAATATTGGGAATCCCAATCTCAATTCTGGTCTCATGGGGATTGTTACATGGTATACTTTAGCATTTTTGTTGGCTTTAGCCAATTCCATAGCGGCGAAGGCCGTTAAAACAGAGGCATTGTTTCCCAAAAAGGATATGGTCTTCACTGACTCATCTCTTATGCCAAATTTTCTTAGTAGATTAACATCAGTAAAGCTACCAATAGATTGAAATTTATCAATATTAATTCCCAACCCTTCTGGATAAAAACTACCTTTAACCGTCATTCTTGTTCGTCTAATTCCGGTTTCATCCTCCATATAATTTTCTCCTAAAATTTCAGATAAGTTTATTATATAGGGATTAGTTGTTGGAGTGAGATTTTCATTTGGAATTTTTGAAGTGTCGCCTATAACTGTACAATCCAAGTTGTAGGCTGGTGGCTTAACAACAATATTACCATCCAAGTCTTGATATCCCTCATAACCCATAGTTTCAATAATTTGTTTAAATCTTTCAAGCCTGGAAGTAATACCGCTGGAGTCAATTAAATTTAAAGTCCCAATTGACATTTCTGGCAAGTGCTTGTTTATATAAGCAACATTTATGTCTTTTGCTGCATCTTCTGGGCTAGTATTTGATAGTTTTCGTTGTCCCTCAATAGCCCATGGATTTACAGGGTCATAAAGAAGATCATCGGTTGGCACAGTTATGGGTTTAGTCCATCCAAATACATGAATATATTTTTTTAAACTCTCTAATCGAGCTTGCCAATTAGTTATAAAATCTTTTTGAACTCCATAAAGTTTCAAAGATTCTTCAAATCCACTTTTTAAAAATCCACTGAAATCCATGGCTCTCCATAAAACATTGGCCAGCATTTCATAGGGGGTTAAATAGGAGTCTATAGTTTTAGTAGCTCGTTGCCCCGCAGAGGAAAAGCTTAAAAAAGCTGGGTGTATATCAACTTGCATCAATTCTAACCAACGCATATTCCCCACTATGGAAATAGCAACTTCCATAGAGGTATTAGTCTCATTATAATCAATTGACCTAATCATTCCATTGAATACTCTTCTATAAATAGTGTTACCATTTTTGGCAAAATAATAATTTTTTGCATAAATTCTAAGCTCACTCATGGGTTGTAACATAAATCCACCTCCTGGAGCTAGAAATAAGGATTTTGATCCATTAGGTATAGATAAATTCACAGAACCAGAGGGCATCAAATTATCCACACCATAGTTACAAGAAATGGCGGTAACATAATCATTAAAATTTACTATTACATAATTAGTTGAAGGGCCTTTTAAATAATCATTTTTAAAATATGGCACTCCTTCAATGTACACAATCATATCAGGACTAGACTTGATTATCTCTCGGCCCTGAACTGATTGAAGAATATTTCTAATTTCTGTCATTTTATGAATTTCCTGGTGAGAAAGAAGAACTGTAAGAAGTGATTAAATTTGCGGAAGGATTAATTGGTGTTGAGGAAAAAGCTTGAGTAACTCCAGTAACAGGATTGACTGGTTGAGTTGTGAGGGAGTTACCTGTGGAGTTAAGAGAGGCTATTGTGTTAGCTGTTTCATTAGCTCGTATAATATTTTCCACCACTTCTTGGCTATGTCCCCTATAAACATTATTAGGAATTGGGCTTCTCCATGGAGAAGTATTGGAGTAATCCTCTTTCCAGGCTAAAAACCCTAAATCAAATTTTACTAAATATGGGTTTTCAGCAGAACTATTAAAAGACATGGTGGTGAACATGCCCTTCCATATAAAATTTCCAACTCGTATTTCTACATCTTGATGGCATTTTATTCTTTTTCTCGCATAATCAGCGGCTAGCGGATCACCTTGAGTTACAGCACTGCCCTCAAAATAATAACCGTTATTCTCAAACACATTCATTAACTCCAGGCCATTTCGATAACTTAAAGTATATTCTTGAAGACTATCGGATAATCCTGTAGTAACATATTGACCTCCAGTGGTCCCACTTATATGAAGATCAATGGTGTCTTCCCCCCACACACCAAACTGCCAACCAGATCGAGTCATAGAGTGAGAATCTAGAGTTTGATGAGCAACTGAAATAGTTTTGGGGTTTATTAGAAAACGGTAAACAAATATTGATCCATCTAATTGAGGAATGCGAATAGTCATGAAATCAAGTAAAGGAGGAAGAGCATTTGATACAGATACACTACTATCTGACCAATCCAACTGGATTGGTATAAGTCTCTTTTCTCCCCTGATTGGTAGTATACCCAATTCTTGAGAAGTGGAGAAATTAGTGCCGAGTGGGAGGAGTGGATTTGTCATTTTTAATCAAAAGTATCAGTGTTAACAGGAGCAGTTCCTGGGGCTGGATAAAAAACCTGAGATATACTTTTTTGAACCTGAAAAGTAAAATCAAATTTCCAATGAAATGGGTGTTCTGCGTCCATAACCCAAGAGAGAGTTTTAAAATAACCATGGTATATATTACTTCGATAGTGTAGCACAACATTCCCTTTAACCATTACATCATTCACTCTAGCCTGTCTAGTGTAACTAGATCCACCATACTTTTCTGACCATACAGAATTCTGAATTTGGGATCTTCCAATAGTTTGAGAACTATTGTCATAATTCTGATTAATGTAACGGATGATTCCATTATTCCTAAAAGTAGCTAGTAATTCTATAAAAGCATCTTGAGCGGCAACCTTTAGGGGGCTGTCTGCTTCATTTAAAGAACTAAGTATATCAGCACCATATTGACCAGAAATTGAAGATGGAGATTTATTGCCATAAGCATCGTGAGCAATTTGATATAAACTGTTATCTGCAAGTGAGCCATCTAATGACATCATATCCGTTACACCAGTTCTATTTAAGAATATTCCAGTGGACCCGGAGCCAGTAATTGTATCCGGTTCCATGCCCCAAAAAGTCATGTGAAAACCAGTACGTGTGTTGGATTTGTTAACTATGTGTTTCATACTGATATTAAAATCACTTAAACCACAATTTAGGCGTATAACTAATGGATTTGTGCCCCCTGCCTTATTAGGAAGAGGTTGAGTCATGTCGAATTCTTTTAAATTAATGGTGAAATAAGCAGGAGATGACAGCAATAAACCACGATTTCCAATGAGTGTAGCAGGATCTTTATACCATGGAAGATTATCAATTCCATCTGTAATAACCAATTCCTGATTTGTTAATGCGGACTCTTCAATTTGAGGTTCAGAAACATCCTCCCATTTGACCGCAATAGGATCAACAGTGTCATCTGGTGGAACTACAGAGGGTAGAGGCTTACCCATATTGGCATTTACTTTTTGTAGATATC